GAAGAAGTTACATTTTCATATTTTATCTCCCAAAGAAAAATGTTTTCATTTCCCGCATAGTTATAATTTGATTGGTTATCAGCCGTATGTGGCTCAACACAGCAACCTGTCCCCGTAGGTGTTGTTGGGTATGTTATACTGCACAAAAACCATCCGTTAAATCCCGTATCAACAATTGAAGCTGTGGTGCCCGCAGGGACACTATAACCAATAGTTCCTACTTTGCCATTTATTAAATCAAAAAAGGCACCATCAACAGGTGTTCCATAACCAGTGCTAATTCCTAGCCATGTACCTATACCAGCTTTCCCATAGACTGAAATCGTTACTGGCGCTGTACTTACAGAAGGGGTTTGGGACAGTATATGCCAACCAGTACCAGAAGTAGGTGTTATCACTTGTGTAGTAAACGACCCGTCAGGAGATTGTACCGTGCCATCTGCGGCCCTTGTAAGACCCCCGGATGCGTTCCATGCAGTAGCAGTAACATCATTACTAGCAACACAATAGTTATTTGTAAAGGTATTCCCATTCAAATATGAGTAGTAATTAGGAGTACCTGATAAAGCATATTCAGATGGTACATATGATGTTGCATTAGGTAAATAAGCAACCGTATCTTCGTACATTGGATGCCATATTGAAATATCTAAATCAAGAGCATTTTGAATAACGAGTTCAAAATTTGAAGTAGCCGCAGATGTATTTATAGTTATCGCATATCTTTGCCAAGATGAGGTGACATTAATAGTAGGAATCGGGGAAAATTGGTAATCTCCAAATTGGATTTGTTGGTCGGCGCCTGTATTACTTTTCATCCAAATTGAGTAAACCCGTTGTTGAGAAATTGCGGGTCTAGTTATGACTTGCATTAAAGCCGCATATTGACCCGCAACTGAATGTAATACAAGTCTACAAGCTGTCCATGTTCCATCAGGAGCTAAAACTGTATTCGGGTACTTTGTCGCAGTACAGCTGCCATTTCCTAAGTATAATCCCCAAGCGGCATTGCTGAAATCTTCCGAATAGGTAAGTATATTTGTTACCTGCCTTGCTAAAACCCGTATCATCAAGCACTCAGCCATGCATGAAAATCTCAACGACCCAGAAAGCTGGTCTGTCGCAAGGGCTCGAATACCTACCAAAACATTACGTGGGTATATAAAGTCATCGTAGAATACTTCAACAACACCGGCCAAATAAAAATCTTCACCATAGTACATACTATGTTGTTGCGAGCTGTTTCGTGTGATTCTTATATCATATTGTCCGTGAGGTAAAGTATAATTAGCGGCCCATACAGGGCCAAGTTCAACACAATTATAAAAGAGCCGTAGGATGGAGGAACTAGCCCCTGTTAATGTTGGATTTGCAACTAGAACCCAAGTAGAATCGGTATGTAATTTCATTTCAATCGTAAAAGTAACAGACCATTCCACCATAGTCCCATCCTGCCATTGGGCGTAAATCCCAGCAGGGAAGGTGATTTCTACATATAATCCATCAAAATTATTTTCATTAGTAGTGTAAGTAATAGGAGAGCCATAATCGACTTTCACTGACAATGGCATTTCTGTTTTAGTAATACTAAAAGCGGGTATATCATTCTGATTAAGATACCCTAACCGAGAATCCCAAGTAACACTATTAAGAGTAGCACCATCTATCTGATAAGCTTTAAAATTACCAATTGGTTGATCGTTTACTTTAAAATCCCATAAATTATGGTAGGGCCCTAATCCCAAATCAATTAAAGCGTTCATATACTGTGTAGTCCCAATATCTTCTAAAAATGCAGTAATTATATTACCATATAGTTTCATCTTCCCATAAAACTTAGGAACTACCAATCCCTGTTGTTGTGTTGTTTGGGGATCCCAGCTATACGCACTATTTACAGCCGAATCAGGTGATTTTGGTTTAGGCGGTGGGAGTAGTAAATTCACTAGCAATCCACCAATTATCATTATAGCGGCGCTTAACAAAGAACCATATACCCCAAGAGAACCTGTTAATCCTATAGCCGGTGGAATGATAATAGAAATAATGAGAACAACAATCATAGCCATGATACGTAAAATACCTTTATCGTCACCACCGCCTGAATCAGTAAATTCAGGCATAAACACAACTTCTGAATTAACATTAGGATAAGTAACAGACAGTTTTTCAATAGGGACAGGAACCCCATCAATCGCTACATGGAAATATATAGCATCAGAATGTTCGGGTACTACTTGGTCATAAATATCTTGAAGGGTCTGACCAGGTACGAGGTCGTAATACGATCTGTCTCTGTTTTCCCGTTTTAATGGATGATAGACTCTAATTAGTTGCATATTTAAAAAACCCCTTTATTCGATTATGCCATAAAATACTATCAATCCTTTCAACAGAGACACTACTTCTTTTAAGAATATGAATAAATCTAAGCCTATCAAGCATTACTCCCATATGGGATACATATGGATAGCGGAGCATAAATGTCACAATACAAATAGGGTCTGGTACCTGTATCTCTTTGTAATATTGCTTTGCATCCTTGATATTTGCGTCATTCACTTCCATGCTTTTATTGCTACTGTAATGAGGAAGCTCTATCCCAGTTCGCCTATAAAGTTCTTTAGTAAGAGTCCAACAATCAAACCCGTCGGTGTAGGAGGTTCCACCATACTTAAATGGGGCGCCTAGTAAGTCTTCATATTCTACAATAGCCTTATGCAAAACGTACCCCCGATGGGTTCAACCCCAAATAACCACCAAAACGAGCCTGGTTACCTAGTAATACACAATTATCAAGAGTTCGTTTACAAGTAATTGCATCACCAGTATATGCACATTCTGGCCCCTTACCAACAGTTGCGGCAGCCGTTGTAGTGTAGATGTAGTTCGATGGACTCGATCCCTCTTCCAATTGGGCGCCCCATAATATTACTTGGCTGCCGGCAGCTCCATTCACGTTTATGCCGCCTAACACATAATTTGTACTATTAACGATTACGTAGTTGAGATAAACTCTGGTAAGAGCCGTCCCAACAGTTGTATATGACGACATGCTATATGCAGTAGAATCAGATAGCCCAACAGCTACTTGAGCAGTTCCAGATACAGCGGCGGCATAGACTGAAAATGTAAACGTTCTAGTGCCTGCGTTTGGAATAGTGCATTGTTGTGAAAGATGGGCCCATTTTGTATATGTGCCACCTCCCTTAGTAAATAAATCCGCTGTATATTGTCCTGTGGTATCAGGATACATATTGGGTGTTACAAGCGAAGTCCCATCTGTCACCCATATTGGATTAGTGAAGTCTTGCGACCATGTCAAAAAATTAGTCCATCTTGGGTAATTAAATTTCCATCCACAATGACTTGAGATATACCGTTCAAATGGGAATCTCCTACGAAGTGGATTAGGCGCTCCCAAGGTAAATGTAACTAATTTTGCAGTTACATCTGTGCCTGTAATATCAAAAGTCTGTTCTAAATCGCTGTAATCCGATGAGAGATTACCTGAATTAACCAAGATGATTTGAACAGACGAACCAACTGCGCCATTAAGATTTTCTAAGTACGTTTGGAGTACCCTAGTGACATTTGAGACACTTAATGTCAAAACAGGAAGTTCCCCCTTACTTGTCGTTTTTTGAACGTCCAGATTAAATGGCATTGCAATATACGTGGTATTTCTGAATGTCACATCATCCGTATTTTTTGCGAAATGAAAAATTTCACCGCTGGTAAGAAAAACGTCGAGCAACAGCAGCCACGCATTTGGACTTGCGATTTTATTCTTCTCACGTCTCAGTTCTATAGGGAGATTTAATGGCATTTATGCCTCATTCATCTGAAATTCACATGACCACATATATGTAGTCACAGCAGAAAATTTGATCGGCTTATCGAGCCGTATAGTATACGTAATGCTGGTCATGGGATCCGTCCAAGTATCTTTGTCAGAACCTCCCATTAAACTGAGTTGCCAATTGTTCAATGCAATCTTATCCGCATTAGTAAGAATGGGATAAGTGAGATTAATCTTATGCCTTATCCGAGTGTAACGGGCTCTGCTTATCTGATAGCCACCTTCCTGATCTGATCTGAGGCTGTTATCCTCAAGGTCAATGTCTATTTTTGATGGGCCTCTACTCAAAGTTGGGAACGCCATTTAATTAACCTCTCGCACTAGCACCCTGTACCGCATGATACAAGGGACCGTAATTGTTCATATTCTTTAAAACAACTCCGACAATCATTCCTTCGGCATCAAAAGACACACCTTTCGTTTCTGCTGATACCGCTTGACCATTATTTTCAATGTTTATGGTAACATTCGGAGCATTTCCACTCCCAAGTTTATTATTCGGCGTAATATTTCCACTATCACTTCCCATTTTTAGTAATTCAGGCCCGTTTTCTCCTACAACATAGGTCTGTCCTGAACTGACAGAACCACCAGAAGCTTTACCTATATATTGTTGAGCAATCCAATCACCTTTCATATTCCCTACAAGATCAGTAGATTGGGCACCCGCAGATGGTTTGCCTAAATTACCTAAACTAGATAATGCGCTACTTAATGCGCTTATTATCTTATTGGTAATAAACGTCTTTACGAGTTCCTTATAAACTTCACTAAGAACATTCTTTATAAGGTCTTTCCATTTCATAAATCCTGCGCTGGTACTATCAAAAAAGTTTTGTAGTTCGCTCCCCATTTGGTCTGATAAGGTCGTAATCAGAGTCTTTCCAGATGTATAGGCTGAGGTTGATTTTGAAACGTACTCTTTCATCCCAGCCGACATACCTTCCCAAAGTGAGCCGGTATAGTCTTCAAGTTTACTTTGAAGGTTGACTATTTTTTTAGCTAATTCGTCTACCGCTTTTTCTTGCGCATACCATAATGGTGTTTCTTTATCGTATTCTGCCAATTTAAGTGTTTCTGCGTCTTTCATTTGTTCCAATAGAGCTAATTGCTTTGTCATAGTCACAACAGGGTCATGTTTGCCAGAAACTAAATCCATCTCAAGTTGAGCCAAAGTACGTTCCCTAGCTGCCTTGGTAAGCTCTCTCTGTATTTTTAAGGACTCCGTATCGTCCTTATTACTTTCAACAGTAAATCCACGGGCTCGTTTAGCCGCATCAGCATCAGCTTTTGCTAAATCTCTTGCCTCTTGTTCCCGCAATTTACTTCTTTCAGCATCCTTTTCAGTCCCTGTCGTTTTCTTTTCCGAACCTACAGCATCCATTAACTCCTTATATACTTCTGGTATATTTGCTTTCTCAGCCGCCATATATGCCGCGCTAGTTTCATAACTGGCTTTTTCAGCTTTTGCTTTTTCCTCAAAGAATTTTGTGTACGAAATCTTACCGGCATCATATTGTGCTTTCCAACCAGAAATAAGGGTAGCTGTTTCTTCTTGTTGTTCCTTATCCAAATCTTTCAGGTATTGAATCTCGGCTTTAATTGCCTCTGCATTGTTTTTGTGTACCTTGCTAGTCATATCTTCGGCCACTACTTTAGGCTTAGCATCCAATACAAGTTGATTGTATTTCTGCAATAGTATATTAAGTTTTTCTTGCTCTGCATTTTCGGCGAAAGTAGCAGTACGTAACGCCATCATCTTTTCGTAATCTTCAACTTCCACAGTGCCGCCTTCTAAACCAGTCGATACTTTTTTGGTAGTGCCTTCTTTTTGCAATCGTTCTCTCTCTGCTTTTGCCCGTTCGTAATCTCTACCTTGATTAGAAATTGCGGCTTCAACAGCACTTAATTTCATTTTATCTACTTGTGCGGCAAATTCAAGGGTGCCTTTTTCCCAAGAAGCTTTCTCTTGCTTACTTGCTTGGTCGAGTGCGTGAAATGCCCATACAACTCCCATTATTGCAACGGCCCACAAATTGAACGAGGAAATCGACTCCATTATACGTGTTCCTAACCCAGCGACACCCTCTTTAAATAAAATAAATCCTTCACGGGCAAATTTTATGGCTTTCGACGCTTCTAACCAACCACCGACCATCTTTCCAACAAGTAAAGCAACAATAAGCTCAAGTACCAGCCTATGTTCGTACATTGTTTTGATTACATCCACCATCAATATTAAAAAATCCTTAACAACTTTGTACAAAGTCAAAAAAGCTTGTTGGAGTTCAATGATTGGGCCGGCTTTGAACTCAATGCCTAAAATTTTACCCGTTTTGGTATCTCTGGTTATAGTAGCGACTTTATCCATAAAATCAATCATACTTTTTTTCATGAGATCAAATACAGGTTTGAACGCCTCACCAAAATATCTTTCAATTATGGTTTTCATATTCGTCCAAGCACCAATCCATGTATTTGCCATTTCAAGTTGTGCAAAGGTGAATCCTTCCAGACGTTTTTTCAATTCATCAACAAGAGTCCCCATTTCTTTCCATCTGCGCACTTCGTCAGGTTTTAAACCAAGCGCATTGGCAAGAGGTGAACGAACAGTAAACGAAGCTGAAAATATTTCTCGAATCTGGCCGGCAAGTTTAGACGTGTCCATATTTAAAGCTTTCCCCATATCAGCAAGAGGTCCCAATAACGGGATCATTTGTCCAATAGTCAGTTTTGCTTGGGCGGCTGGTGCCAACATTGCTTCAAATATCTTTACCATTTCGGTGTAACTTACAGAAGCGTTCATACTGGCCCTTAACAATTGAAGTTGTATATCTTTTGCTAAAAGCTGTGCGGCTGCGAACTTTTCAGCTCCTTGCAGTTGTTTATCACCTTGTTTGGTAATATCTGTCGTGGTAAAAAGAATTGCCGCAATAGCCAATCGACTTTGTTCTAATGTTCTATTGTAATCAATAGCCAAATCAAACAATTTGGGAGCTTGTGAAACAGCCCATAACGTAAGAATTGACATAACTAATTGCCGAGTACGAATTAATGACACTCTGGCATTGTCAAAACTGTTTGTCATAGCGCCACCAAACCCAGTAGCATTTTTCTCCGCTTCTTTTAGTTCTTTATTCAAACTTTGGTAGTGAGTTATCATAGCTTGACGGACATTCGGGTCCATACCAACAGCTCGTTCAAACGACCCAGGTGCTAACGTTTGTGACATACTCTTTTGAGATGCCATTGCTTGCATTATCGCCGCATTATTTATCTTTTCTTTTTCGGCTGCCGTCAGTTTTGTATTCATCAACATAGCTTGGGATTGCTTCTTTTCCAAATCCATCTCATAAGCATACCGCCTAGCAATAGAAGCTTCTTCCGCTTTAGCTTTTTCTGCCGTAGATTGGGCGACCATTTGGCGATTCATTATTAGGGCCTGTGATTGTTTTCTATCTAACTCTAGTTCAAAATCACGCCGTTTTGCTGCCGAAGCTTCAATAGCTCTTTCTTTTCGCTCAAATGCAGCAATCTCTTGTGCTAACATAACAGATTGAGCATCTCGGTATATGTCCATACCTTTTAAGACTTCATCTGTATGAGTAATTGCGGCTGCTTCTACGGCACCACCAGCCGCTTTAGCTGTGCCTGCTTTTTCTCTTTCCAATACCGCGGCCATCGCACCCATATCTCTAGTCTCTGAACCAATATCTTTTGCCCTAGCAGATGGAGTGGATAAAGCACCAGCGGCTGTCGCTTGTTGCGTAAACAATCTTGGTGTTGAAAAGGCTCTCGCCTTGGATGTTACTGCGGCAAGTTTTTCGTTTGCTTCGATAAGACCGAGAACAGAGGCAGTTTCTTTAATATTATTTCGGACTACCTTTTCTGTTACCGCATCAGAAACCTCCCCAACTTCCTTCATAGCCTTCTTCATAAGAATAAGCTTTGGGGTAGCTTGATCGTCTGTCTCTAATGTAAGTTTCGCTTTTAAGTCTCGGTCTGCCATAGTTAGGTCCCTTTATTCTTTTTACTTACCAAATTAAAATAATAAATAACCCTATCTAACACATCCAGACGCTCGTTCTGTGGTACTTCAAGAAGGTCAAATAGAAAACCAACCCTAAGAGGGTCTATTATTGCGGTACTGAATCCCATTTGGACTGGGTTATAATTCGTAATCTGTACCACAATAATATTCTCCTCAAACAAACTGGGTTTTGAACAGGCTTCACAATCTCGTACCTTTGCTCCGCCTTGTACTAATTCTTCACAGACCTCACAGGTAATGCCGTTTAAAGCGTACCAACCTGCGAGGTCTTCGAGTTTTTTATGAGTTCCTCTTTCTTCATTTGCTGGTAAGTGTCGATCTCAAAACTGACACCTGACGCAAACCGACTAAAGGACAAATTGTAGTATGTTGCTATGATGTCCCTAGTTTCCTCAGAAAAAGGAATTTCCACCTCAGCTTGGGATTCTTTCACTTCAACATCGACCCTATTAGGATCGAGAATCTCTGCCAAGTGTTTGTATTTCAAACCTTTCCAATCGAGAATACTCCGACACATAAGCTCCTTATCGAATTTGTCATCATCGACATCATCAATAAACCTATGGGTCTTCCTATCGAGTTTTTGGGTTGTTGACGCTTTTCTTGCTAAGGCGATGGTACTTTTACCAACATAGGCAAGTTTGAAGAAGCAAGTTTCATCTTCATCCCATGCCACGAATACACCATCGTCAACTGATTTGTCTTTTACTTTTACTACCAGACTTACATCTTCCATTTGTGAACCCTCCTGAGGTTTTAAAAGAGTGGGGGTCGGCTAGGTTTCCCCCACTCTCTTACATTAATTATGAGTACAAGATTGCCACTTCGCTCTCATACGTTGTGATGGTAGCGTGGGGCATCCAAGTTATATCTTCGACACGTTCTGCGTTTCCAGAGATTGCCGGTGCTTTCACTTTCACAGTCGGGAAAGTGAATGTGACAATGCTTCCGGCTACGCTGCCAAGAGGCACAACAAGCGCAAGGTCGACCCAATTCATCGCATCTGCAAATCTATCAGTATCCGAAGGTCTAAAGTAAACCTTGCACGTGGCAGACACATCCCTTGAGGTCGGTGTGGCATAGTCCACGCAGTAGTTAAGAGCGTTCTTTTCCTCATCATAGTATTTGATATTATTCTTGATTGTGATAGTCGATTCAAGAATAGTGTAGTTCGCACCGGCAAGGGTACAAATACCCAATCTACCATGAATAGGCTGT